TATCTCTTTGTTTACATTGGTCTACATGTCCTGAAATTAGAATAAGTTAACGGCAACCGAAGAGCATGTTCAACTGTGAGCAGGAACCCCTTTCCCTTCTCCTTGAATTAACTCCTAAATTGGCCAAAAAACGTTACCGTCAATCCATATACGATGCGTGGGGCCACAAGTGTGGCTATTGCGAGGACCAAGCTACATCCTTGGATCACATTGTCCCAAGGTTTCGTTCTGGTTCTAGTAATCGGAACAACCTTCTGCCTTGCTGCAAAAGATGTAATGCAAACAAAGCTAGTTCAAAAATGGAAGAATGGTATCCACAACAGACGTACTACACCGAAGTAAGGATGAACAGGATTGAGGCCTGGATACACCAAGAAATTATCGACCTGTTTACTTATAATATTGAGACGGTACCAGATACATTTGCTGCTGGATAATGGCATTAACTTACGATCCAACAAATAAAAAGTGGAATCTGGCACAGGAGAAAACAGACTACCAAACTAATTTTCCAACTAATCTAGAGAACTCAGGCACGGTAAATCTTTGGGTAAAAACGGAACAAGCAAGTAGTTTTAACAAAGGGCAACAATATTTCTATACCGTTGTAACGGACACAGCGGCCCAGGCTACATCCCCTGGAAAAGGTTGGGCCGCTGTAGGTTCAGTGCCAAGGGATGACTTTACTGAAAAAAGCATCAGCCAAGCGCTCTCAAAGTTTGGAGGATTAAATAGTCTCACTTACGTGTTTGCGGCCGAACCACTATTTAAAAAGGCTACGGCGACGGCAACAACTTACAGAAATAATGAACAAACAAACAACTTAAACACACAAAGAAACCAAGCGAATACAGCTTTAAACACTGAGAACACAAACAAAAACAACGCCTACAATACAGTCCTTGCAACAGCTAATTCAACTCAAGGGGGAGACTATGTTACGCAAAGGGAGCAAATCAGAAAGCTTCAGGGTATTAGTGATGTAGCTAAATCACAATTAGAGGATTACTTCAAAGCTTTTTATTCAACTGAAAAATTGCAAACCTGGGATGCAAACCTGGGAGCAAAACCGCAGTATGGTGACTTTGATCCAAAGTACTACAAATCAATCAACCCAGATGTAGAACAAAAATGGAAAGCTGCAGTTGCTAATGATGATATTGACATTACCCAAAGATATTCTGAAAACTCTTATTACCTTCAACACTACACATCCCAAGGGAAGGCGGCTGGGATGCGTGGTAATGCCGCAGAACAAACAACAGCAGCAAACCAATACCTGGAACGCAAGCCAACCGATGCCGACATCCAGGCTGCCCGTAGCCTCCAGCTAGGCCTTAATACTGACACACAAACTGAACGCCTCTTGGCAGTACCTGAGGTTTCTGCTGAATGGGATAAAGCAAAAGCAGGTGATCAATACTGGAAAACACTGGGCAAAGAGAAGTTCTTAAACCCAGAGAAACCTGATGAATTTGCCGCACTGTTCCGTTTGTCCCAACGACCAGAAGACAAACAAGTAAGTTTTGCTTACAACTTGAATGCTGGGTATGGCGTCACGGAATTAGAAGATGCAGTAAACCAAGCGGTTGGCGAAAAGGCAACAGTAGACGCAAAGAAATTTGGTGCGTTAACTCAAAATGTGTTAAAGGACACCATTGAGCAAATGAAGAAGGCCAAGGGAAAAGAACAAATGCTTGGCCTTATGCAAGGCTTCTCCGGCTTTGGAGAAATCATGGACATCAACAAAGAACTCAGTAACAGCATCCTTGGTGATTCTGGGGTTGGTGGTATTCTTTCTTTTACATCAGGCAAAGCGTCCCAGGATTCCCTGGAGAAAAGCCTTCAAAACATAACAGGTGTCAACAACAGCACCACCTACAACTGGCAACAATGGTTTGATACGGAGCTAAAGAAGAAGTACGAACAAGAAGTTGAACTTGGTTACAGCACCGAGGCAGCAAAAGACACCATCAAAGTTGAAGCGCAGTTTGCGAGGGATTTTATGGATAAGTACTTGATCCCACGTTTTAACACCTCTCGTTCAATCAGTGAATTCACGGAGTACCTTGATGTTCGGCAACAAGAGCAAAACCCGTTCCAAACGCAGGACATGCTAAACGCTGTTAGTCAGGTTGCCAACTTGCGTGCCGATCAGTTCTTAACCCAAGTTCAAAATACTCCCGACCGTTACTTCAATGCCGACTTTTATTTCAATCCCACTGGAGACAAAGCGCGGGTCGATGCGTACTCGCAGCAAGCTCAGGCAGTAGCAGATGATTGGGAAAAGGCAAAAGCCGGTGACGAATATTGGGCGAGCCAGGCATATCGCTTTGGTATCGATCCAAATAACAAAGAACAATTTGCGCGAATGCACTTCCAGGTCAAGGGGAAAGGTTTGGGATACGACCCGGCAGAAGACGTATTAAACGCAGGGAAAGTACAAGATGAAATTTACAATAAAATCTTGCCTTCTCTTAAAGAAGAAGCACTAAAACAGGGATCAATCTTTGGTCAATTCATCACGCCAGAAGAGTTTGCCGATGAGATGTTGCAGGGCCTAGACCCAACGGATAAAGCTACTTGGCAAAAAGCGCTGGATGCTGTTGGCCTGAAGGATTTCCAGGGCAACCTGGGTGAATTTAAAGACTTAGTTGCAGAGACATTACGCACGGGTTCCGCACAACAAATCAGAGAGCAGATCAAATACCTGAATGAAAAAGGCGAGAAGCCTACTCAAAAAGTTTTAGGTGTTGATTACATTGAAAGGCCCGAAGATTACAAGACAGACTCGATCAAATCAGAAACAGAAATGTACAGAGTCTTTCAACAGGCCGGTTACAAGGGAACAGAAGATGAGTTTTACACTGATTTGTTCCCCGATACGGACCGAAGTGAGCAGCAGCTTCTCACCAAGGCGGGCGCAGGCAGCGCCCTTCAGTTAAAAGGACTTGACCTAAGTGATCCATTCGCATCCCTTGGTACTATCCAAGGTTTCTTTGGTGATGAGGACACCGATACAACAGATGAGACAACCACCAAAGAAAAAAGTATCTTTAACTTAGGATTGGATAATGAAGAAACAAGCTACAAATCAAAGACAGGTAGCCAAATCTTGGGTGAATTTACATCAATGTTTAAAGGATTCTGATGTCTGACAAACGCAAGAAAGCCGCTGGCGCTGCCAAGTTGGCAAAAGATAAAATGGCCTGCAACAAACCGCAGCGCACTCCAGGTCATGCCACAAAGTCTCATGTTGTAAAAGCATGTAAAGACGGTGAAGAAAAAATTATCAGATTTGGACAGCAAGGAGTTGAAGGCGCAGGTAAAAACCCAACTTCAGAAAAGGACAAGGCCCGTCGCAAGTCTTATTACGCACGTCACAATGCACAAGATTCAAGTCCCGACAAAATGTCAGCACGCTACTGGAGCCACCGTGTAAAATGGTGAGCACCACATTGGTTTCCCATGGCCAAACCCAAGTCCAGCTCAGTCGTCAAGATTGAATCCCGCCCTAAAAAGACTCGTCAAGGACAGGGGCAACACTCACTTCCTAATCACGGACGCAAACAAACACGCGGCCAAGGTAAGTAAATTGTGTATGATTGGGAGTAACTAATGTTACTCCTATGTCGGATCTTTCCGCTGCGCTTAATCTGATCAGGAAATACGAAGGTTTTAACGAACAAGCTTTCGCAGATCCTCACACAGGGAAAGATCCGTACACCATTGGTTACGGCACACAGTTTTACCCTGACGGTTCTCCTGTCAAACGTGGTCAACGTTGCAGTCCACAAAAAGCACTGGAGCTGTTATTCCACGAAACAAATATCATTGACACCCAGCTGCTAAAGCAAAACCTGGGCCTTGATGACGGCATGCGTCAAGCCTTGATTTCTTTCATTCACTCCATCGGCTGGGAACCCTTCCTTTACAGCGCCATCATCGATTGCATTGAACACGAAGATTACTGCGGTGCCACGCGAGAAATGGGCCGGTGGATCTTCAATGCTGATCATCAAGTCGTTGGTAATCTCCTGGATCGACGCCGAGAAGAAATCAACTTGTTCCTCCAAGGAGTTGATGCAAATCCCTGGGCCTCTACCGAAGTATTGTTGACGGCATTCCGCAATTACACCGCAGCACCTCATCAGGTGAAAGCAGTACGACGCTTGGAAGAACTCATGAGTCCATACATCCTGGCAGAGTTTGGAAACAACTTCCGGATTGATGAAAACCCTTGGTTTGATTTTAACGACCAAGAAGCAGATCTTCTGTCCGCCAGCTAGCATTAGAATAATTGCAACACGCAAATGAAGGCTGGAATGGAGAGATCAGTCGAGCCCAGGGAATTTGAACTCCCGTTGGAATTGCAGTTCTCCATGCGCAAGGCAGAACTTGCAGCGCAAGAGATGACATGGGACGAATTGCTGTACGCACTTCTGAACCTCTACCACCAGCGGCTGATGGAGTGGTATGCCATAAAGGATATCCTCGCAGCAGAAAACATCTCGATTGACTTCGACATTCCCACCGACTTGGAATTAGCAGAACTCGCCGCCGCTTGTATTGGCGACGACGAGGATGACGAAGACGAAGATGAGCTTCAACCGTTTTGAGCTTCGTCCAAATCAATAAGGCGGTTGAGGTACCACTGTGCCTTCTTCAGTGATTCTGTCCCGCCTTTATGCTTCTCACGCCAGATATACTTCATGCAGTTGCCCTTGCAGTAACCACGGAATTCTTCGGTGGTTAAAGCTGCCTCAATGGCTTCAATTGTTTCGATGCCCCCATCGGTGTAATGAGAAGGATGGTTAACCACATCCTCCTGGAGCACCGGAGCCTTTTCTTTCGTTAGCCAGGGCACAGGACAAATACCGTCCTTGCAGCCAGAATCGTCTGTTACCGGCTCAAACCACGACGTTTGCGTGACTGCTCCAGCATCTCCTCGCTGGGTCCCTCCAGGTCCAGCACTAACGCCCTGGGTTTCGGTGATGCGCCCATCTGCAGGCCCTCCTCCATTGACGGAATATACCCCGTCGTTCCAGGCCGTTGCCCCTCGAGATTCAGTGGATTCCTTTCCCGCCCCTGTTGACATGCGACCAAGCCTCGGTTGTACATATCCATTAATGGTACATCATT